CTTTACTCGGTGATGATATCGTTATTACCAACGGAGCTGTAGCTAATGAGTATTTCAAACTAATGACGGAGGAATTGAAGGTCTCTATCAATAAAACAAAGAGTCTCCAATCAGATAAAGGTGTTATGGAATTCGCTAAAAGAATTATTGGACCAGACGGTGATTTCTCACCAGTTGGACCTAAGAATTTGGCGTTAATGTTAATAAATAAACTCCATCTCCCATCTCTACTTGTAGATTTGAGAGAGAAAGGTTTAAGCATTGATTATCTCTTAGTTAAGAGACTGCTTACACGTTGAAAACAAACAGGACTTTTCAAGTTTACTTGAAAGGAAATGCATGCTTTTATGTGAAGTCTATGTAAACCGTTCGGCTTCATCGATACTTATAGTTTTAATCCTCGTAAATGAGAATCTAAGCTAAAAGATAAAGATCAGGTCGTCGGCAATTTACAAGACTTATTGCAATTTCTTAAGGAAGAGTGGTTTCTGCAATATGACAATTCTATAGCCTCAGTCAAAGATGCCTTAGATAAATATGAAGGATGAGTTAACGTAAATGGTCACTTTATCAATTGTGATCTGTTACCTTCCATAAAAGTACAAAAACAACGTCTATTTGGTGAATTCCAAAGACTTAATTTCTTATCCTATCCTAACATTAAAGTAGATGTTTCAATGCCTTACCAGGCTATGAACACTCCTCGAATGTATAGTGCTAGAATGTGAGATGGTCTACAGAATTTTACGCCAAGTAGAGGTGCTTTAGTACCTGGAATAATAACAGTTTCACTTTATGATGATAATGATCCAAATATATTAATTGCATCAGAAGACTTCGAGTTTAAACATAAACCCGATGTTCCTATAATGCGTATCATTCATTTTTTATTTAATAACCTTCCATCCGTAACTCCTATTACTTCTCCTGTATCCGAACCCGAATTTCGGGTCATCAATAGATCTGTTAGAAATATAAGTCTTCGTTTCTTAAAGAAATTTAATAAATGAAGAAAGAATATTGTAACTTAACTTTGTGAATACGGTCGAGCTATAAGTGTTAACGTCCAACGGTGTTGGATCGTGATGGGAAGAAGGTGCTAGCTACCTTAAGTGAGGGGTCTAGTATAGAAATATATTAGA